TTGCAAATCAAATTGGGATTAGCCCAAGAAACGAAATAGAAGAATTTATAAAAAAACAATTTCTTGTTCAAACTGATACGGGTGAATATAGTGTAAACAAGGTCGCATTCCGTATGGGTGTCCAGGTCCTAGATTTCGATATATTATCCAAAGTATTGATGCATCTAGACAAACTAAAAATTAAACTTAAAAATGTATTTGATAGGGCGAATCTAAACCCACTCTATTTCGATCAAGAAGGTATGTTATACGCCAGACTTATTGAGACGGGTGATCTGAAGACTTTTCTTGATCTGATTTTATATTGATACTACCATCAAAAGTGACGGGCTTGAAGAAGTCATTGAATGGGCAACCTGGACACCTTCTATGACGTATAGCACAATCGAGCCTGTCAACCTTCTTCATACATGGTTTTTTTCGCGATCGATAGGTTCGTCGCCGTCTTCCAATGTTATGAAAACAAATTGGGGTTTGACCAACAGCCAACATATTAATAGAATTAAGAATGATAACTTTATATTATAATATCAACCAAGAGTATATGCAGTATCTTGAATTAAAAAACAAGGCCAAGAAGCAAGGTCTTCGGATCACCAAAACTGTCAAGGGTAAACGTGTGAAGCTCACAGCTAGGGAACTTCGCACCAAAATTAGGATGAACTTTGATAACAGTGTGAAAAATGCACAGAGAGTTATCAGAGTGTGTCAAACTATAGTTGCTCCAACCGTGGTTCGTGCGGGTATTCCTCCCCCACCACCACCTCCTCCTCCCCCACCCCAACGGCCACCCGCCGGAAACGCTCGACGCGCCAAACTCATGGCTGAACTGAAAAATGTCCTCAAAAAGAAGGGAATGGTGGCCTAAATTAAAATCTATGTACATTATAATATGGCCGCTATCGGTGTTGTCCTAGGACTTTGCTGCTGTTCTTCTTTATCTGCTGCAGGAGGCTGGTTTGGTGGGTTTATCTCAGGAACCAAACCTCACTTTTTGAAAGTTACAGACGCTGAAAAAGTCAAAGAACTTTACGCTCTCGCAGTAAAAATTCATGAGAAAAACAAAAAGGAACTCAGTGAGTTTCCCGCTAAGGAGAGTGAATTAAATGAAGATGAACGCGCCGAATATACGGAAATTAGGGCTAAACAAGATGCAGAAGTACGGGACTCGGATTTCTGCAAAAAAGTGAAAGAATTCGATATGACGGCTGCCAGGAAGGTTAGAGATGATTATCAGCTTAATGTAACTACACTCGGTGGAACAAAAATGAAAGGGGATGTGTTTGGAGAATATATCGGATCTAAGGAGACCCCTGAGGGTGAAAGGCGTCAGGTTGATGACCTATTTAAAATATGCATAGAGGAACCAGAAGAAGAGGATGAGTAATTATAGAAAGGTAATTCCAAATCTTTTAGACATAAATTTCTTAACACCCTGAAACGTAGGAAAACTCCAGAGGTACCAACGGGACCAAAAACCAGCCCCGTCGATACCACTCATCTTCCAATTCTCTTTGTCGCTCCGATCGACGTTTAACATTTTTGTTTGGATCTTCTTAGGATCTCGTTCTTCTATGGTTTGTCTGGGTACATGACCCCCATGACGCAACACATAGGAACGCATACGTGAAGGATTCTTGTGTTTGGTGTAGTCGGAATATCCACTGGCACCAAAGTCAACAGTCCTGCCGTCTTCTAAGACAGCCCTGAACTTCTTTTTAGGGTTAGGGCTACGAATAATTTTGACGCGCATACTTATATTTTACTGAGATTTTTTAGTTGCCGCAGCAGCTGTAGTGTTCCTTCTTATGACCCATCATCTCAGTCTTGGGGAGGAAGAAGAGCTTTTCGGGGCCACGCTGGACACGGTACATGTGATCATACATGTGGAGGAGGCCAACGGTCAGCGCAAGGCTGGCAACGACAACACCGTTCATCTTACGCGCGGTGAAGGCATAGGCAGCGATGAGACCAACGAGCACCATCTGGACGACGGTAAGCTGGGGAAGAGCGGGCATGGAGAAGCGAGACTCGGTAGTCGCAACCTCCTCTGTGGGCTTGGGCTCAGCATACATAGAGTGGGGGTATCCGGGCATTTTTATTATCTACTGAGAAAATAATGTGGCGGTTTATGTTTGTACCCATACTGATGGTCTTGTATGATTATGTAAAACCACCTATAGACAACCTCTATTTTTCAAATCTACATCGACCACTCCTTGGTATACAAAATACATTCAGGGAAATTGTTAAATGTCTAGCAGAGTATCATGTAAAGAATTATCCAGGTCTTCTTCTATTAAAACTCCATTATCCCAAATTACGTGAAGAGTTTGAAAAAGTTTCACCAACTCTAGAAAAGACGTGGTACCATGATACTAACCCATGGTTTGAAAAAAATGATGGGTACTATTTTTATAAAGCTGAACAATTTCCACTCCTAAATAGTCTCATTCGTCAAATACCATGTATAAATAGAGAGGGTGCTTCATTTGCGGTCATAGAGGGTCCCATGGTCTTACACCCACATCGTGCTGAATCAAATGAACTCCTACGATACCAGTTGACTATACACGGTGATGGGGATTGTAGCCTGTATACGGATAAAGGTCGGCACGTACACAAAGAGGGTGAAGATATCCTCTTTGACCACGCGAGATATCATGAATTGATGAAAACCGGGGACGGTCGAAGGGTTGTACTCATCTTGGATATTCACAGGTGATTGTGACACACTGCTTCATACATATCACTCCCACCGATAAGTTCTAGGGTTTTGTCTTTGACAATCCTCTTGGTAAAGGGACCCGGTGTTCCATCGTTACAATGCATACACAGTGCTGAAAGTTTAGTTACGTCACTTGCTAGAGGGATACAGTCGATGAGTTCACCAAACTTTCTTTGAAAACAGTCTCCATCAAGACCTGCGATAATAATAGATTTTTCTAGGTATAAACACCCTTCTATGAATTTTTTGAGTCTGGGAAAGAATTGTGCTTCATCTATGGCTATGATATCAGCCCGTTCAAATTCATCCGTATCGATGATATCAAATAGGTCATACACTTTGTGGCAATTAAACTTAACATTGTCATGCGTTTTCAAAACTTCTTCAGGTGATCTGGTATCTTTCGCTGAGTTGACAATCATGACTTCCTTACCAATGACTTTTAGACGCTTAAGTCGACGGATAAGTTCGGATGTTTTACCGGAAAACATATTCCCCATAATAATCGAAAGTCCCATCTCAACTAATTATTATAATATTGTATTTTTTATATGGGTGAACTTCACAAATGTATCTTCAATGGCCACAAGGGGTACTACAATCCTAGGACAGGTCGTGTCAGGTTCGGAAAATGCATCTATCCCAATATCGCTTCGGCTATAAAATATCTCAAGTAAAAAGTAAGATGCCTCTCACCGATGCTCAAATTGCTCGAAAAGTTGGGCAACTGCGTACAACAGAAGGTCAAATCTATGCACCCCTCAAATACTTCAGGGGGCTTGGGACTCTCAAGGAGGTTGAAACTCGTTACAAGAAGATGCTCAAAAAAGACTACACCAAGTTTAGAACAGACGAAGGACGAAAGACGAAGACTTCCTCCTACACCCAAAAGTTCAGGAAAAGGTACGGCTCAGATGTCAAGTCGTTGCCAGATATTGCTAAGGCTACTGGCATTCCTCTGAGGACTGTCCAAAAAATCTACAACAGGGGACTCGCTGCGTGGAGAACCGGGCATCGTCCGGGAGCCTCTCCACAAGCGTGGGGGTATGCTAGGGTTCATAGTTTTGCCACTAAGGGCAAGACTTATTATACGGCGGATAAGGATTTGAGGTAGATCAGTTCCACACATTTTCCACAAATTCCTTTGACCACTGAGCGAAAGAATTCTGTGCTTCCACCACAATAAGAACAACATTATCTTTTGTATAACCCCTAGTTTCATCCAACCTTTCAACGGACACTTGCCATTCACCGTGAGTGTTCATTGGAATATTTAAATAATAACACCGTCCGCGCTGCTTTTCCCATAGTTCTATGAGATATTCAATAGTAATTTCACTTTGTTCATGATTACGACCACACGAATTTCTTGATTTTGTATTTCTCCTAGTATCAAGTGTTATTCTTTCCAATCTCTTATACAATTCTGTGGCATGCTGCTGGTTTCTTACTCCTCTCGAACGGCGTTCAAACTCGGTGAGTTGTTTCCACATTTTTGTTTTTCGAACTTCATCCTCGTCATATGTGTCAATAGTACGCAATTCATATACACTTAGAAACTTTTCGCGTGACCACGGACGATTGTGCGCGGATTGAAAATGTATATCTATTAATGCACAATTTTCGGGGCTGTAACCTTTTGTTTCATCCAACCGTTCCAAACTTACTGTATCTTTAGTAAGTTTTTTACAACTGTAAGCACATTTGAAATTATGTCTTTCTAGTGTATCCGCAGCCCATGTCCTAAATTCATCTATAGTCCAATTAAAAGTAAGTCCCCTAGATACCTTCTTTATGTACCTACGTCCGTTAGTTATTGTATAACATTCACCATTGCGTGTTCTTGTATTATACTTTGAACTGTAATACAATATACGTATCTTCCAACGCCATGTATCTTGGCGTGTATTACATGTACCTCCATACACTTGTCCATTAATCTCAACACTCGGAATGTTTAAACCGGTTGGGATTCGTATGTTTGTGAGGATTTGACTTTCAGATTCATCTTCGTAATGTGTAATGATAGCTCTACACACAGAATGTCCTAAGTGTCGAGATATATATACAGCCGCTGCTATTGTAGATTTAAAATATAATTCTCTGTTTAACCCATATCTACTTAGCTTACTAATTGTGTATGGTCTACGTAGTTTAAGCTTATCACTTGCTTTTGACACGTGCCAAAACCCAGTATAATTTCCCTTGTCTGGAATCAATATAAGTTGTTCATTTTCAACTATAGTTTTTGCTTCTTCGTCATCTATAGTTTGTAATGGGTTCAGTGTTATGCGTGGCATCCCCAATTTAAAACTCAACGCCCACCCTCTTTAACCTCAGCCAACAAAATTCTGCGTTAAATACAAGATGGTTCACCTAGACCGAATACACGAAGAAATTCGTGTTTTAAACATAAAAG